ACTCTCCTATCAAGTGGGTTGTCAAGAACGCTGTAACAACCTCAGTCGCTTAAACCCTAGAACGCAGTAGGGGCGGCAGGTCGAGTTGGTTTCATTTTGCCCCAACTCCCGCGCCCCTATTGCCCTTTTTTGCTAAGATAATCTAAAGGCAATCTATCGAAAGGCAAAATATGTCAAAGAAAATTACTCTCACTTCGGGAGCTACTATCACAATCAAAGATGCTGGCGACTTAAAGGTCAAAGACCGTAACCGCATTATGCGCGCTGGCGATAAGCAAAGCGATGCTGAAAAAGGTATTGCTATTGGTAACGCGCTTCTTTCAACAATTATTGTAGATTGGTCTTACGACTTCATCATTCCTTCCGTCAAAGAAGATTCTATTGAAGAACTGCCAATCAAAGACTATGTAGAACTTATGAAGTTCACCGAAGATTTGACCAAAGATTTGTTCCCTGATTTAGCAGACACCGATAAGAACCGCAATAACCCTGATAGCCCTTTAGACGGCTCGAACGCCTAAAAGGATTACTGCAAGGGTTTCAACGCTCAGATGCGTTTGATTATCCCGACACGGAATGGTTTTACTTTAAGTTTGCTGATCGGTTCGGCTGGACACCTGAACAGGTAGATGATTTACCTGCCGGGCGTGCAGATTGGTTGTTAGCAATCGCTGACACCGTAGAGCAGGTGAAGATTGAGCAGATGGAGCAAAAGTGAGCGACAACCTTCCCGAAGTAACTGCGGCTCTTAAGGCTTGGCAAACGCGTATGGATAAAGCAGGGGAACTTGCTGCTAGGCAAATCTCTGTTGCAGTATGGACTAAAGCTAAAGAACTTACTAGCCAAACAGTTAATCCACCTACTCAAACTAAAAATAGATTACGACACAATCCTCATATTGGCGGTGACGGAACTCCACCTAACTATGCAACAGGAAATTTGAATCGAAACATTCTTGCTAATCCTGTAATACGAGAAGGCTTTGGAACTTATATAGCAAGCGTTTCATCTAATGCTGAATATGCTCGCGCCGTTGAACTAGGCTCGTCACGATGGCTAAGTGGGGTAAAATACCCATATATGTATCCGGCGCGCGATGAAATCGTAAATTCCGGTAAAGCACGAATGATTATGACCGGGTTTATTAAAGCCGCAATGGGGGGATAGTAAATGGCAGGTGAAATCCCTAATCTTAATGTAGAAATCCTTGTTCAACTTACCAACCTAACAACTGCGGTCAATGAAGCCGTAACGGGCATGACTAAGATTTCTACTGCTGCTAAAGAATCATCAGAAAAGGCTTCATCAAGTTTTACCAAACTCAAAGATGTAATGCTGGGCGTATTCGGCGGAAATCTTTTGACTTCAGGTGTAATGGGGTTACAAAAAACCCTTGTAGATATGAACCAAGCAGTTCAAGATGCGCAGGTAGAGTCAAATCGTTTAGATACTGCTCTTAAAAATAGTGGCAACACTAGTACTTTTGTTAAAACACAAGTGGATGCAACGGTTAAATCTTATGCCAATTTAGGCTTTACTCACGCCCAAGCAGCACAAGCTATGGGTACTTTGGTTACTGCTACTGGAAGCGTTACCGAATCCACAAAGTTAATGTCTATGGCAGCAGACTTGGCTCGGTACAAGCATGAAGACTTAAACACGGCTGCGACAACCCTTGCTCGTGGCACACAAGGCTCGGTTAAGGCATTTAAGGAATTGGGCATAACCCTTGACACTACCCTTCCTAAAAACGAAGCCATAGCAAAAGCCTTTGACGAGTTAAATGACAAAATTAAAAATCAGGCTATTGCTTATACGCATACTTTTGCTGGCGAAATGGCAGTCTTAAAAGAAAGATTTAATGAAGCGGCATTAACTATTGGTAACGTGTTATTCCCAATTGTTACCAAACTTCTTGAAGCGTTTAATGATTTATTCAAAGTTATTAAACCATTTGCACCTGAATTACTGATATTAGCGGGAGTTGTCTTAACCGCAGTTACGGCAGTTAAGGCTTATGAGGCTGCAATGCGTACTGTTAAAGCAGTACAAGAGGCTTGGACTGTTGCTACCTATCTTTATGGCGGTGTTCAATTAGATGCAGTAGTAGCTACAGATGCTCAAACCGCTTCTCAAAAAGCATTAGCGTTTGTGCTTAATCAAAATCCTTGGGTAAAAGTTGTTGAAGTTATCGCTCTTGTAGTCGCTGCTCTTGTTGAACTTTGGAATCATAACGCCACCGTGCGAGACATTATGATTACTGTAGGCGAGTTTGGCATTAAAGCATTTGGTGTGATTATCCAAGTAGTAGGCGACCTTGTAACCGCAATTATGAAATTAGTTACTGGACCGATGAAGTTAATGCTAGAGGCTTTATCTTTTATACACGCTCCCGGTGCTAAGCAAGCACTAACAGACTTAAACGGGGCAATTAAGGACACAGGCACTTGGTTTGATAAAGCGGCAACCAGCGTTACCAACTATTCACAAAATCTTGAACAATTAAGAAAAGCAACATCTAGTTACGGTATGCAAACCTTAGATAGCACTCCTACGGCTGATACTGGAAACATTACTGGTAATGTTGCCGGCGGTAATGTTAATAAAGCTGCTAATGCTGCTGCTTCTAAAGCAGACAAGGCTCGCGCTGCTGAATTAAATAAAATAGAAACTTATCAAAAACAAATTGCTGCAATAGGCGTAACTTATTCTGAAAAAATGGCAACTATTGAACAAACACGCCTTGATGCAGAAACCAATGCTCAAACTAAACATTCTCAAGAAGTTTTAGATATTACAACTGCCTATAACGACAAAATTGCTGCAAATCAAAAAACTTATGATGATGCAAAAGCCTCAGCACAAGCAACTTATGATGAAAGTTATCAAAATGCCGTAGCGGACAACGCTCAAAAAATACTTGATATTCAAACTCAGTATGCTGATAAAGCAACACAACTTCAACAAACTGCTGCCGATAATCAACAAAAAATTATTCAACAGTCTATAGATGTAATGACCAATGCTTTTGCCAATGCTACAAAAATTGACTTAGGTACATTATTTACTGACAATGCTAGTAGCGCAGGTGGATTAGTAGCGGGATTACAAGGGCAACTTGATGCTGCTGTTCAATTACAAAAAGATGCTGGTTTATTAGCAGCCCAAGGCTACAACCAATCTTTTATTAACGAGGTTATTGCTCAGGGTCCAAAACAAGGCGATGCGCTTGCTCAATCTGTACTAAACGCTGCGCCTGCAACCCAAGATTCTATTAAATCGCTTTATTCCCAAATACAAGATGTTTCGCAAAACGGTCTTGATGCATTAGCGCAGCAAATGAACGATGGTACAAGTTTTGCTACAAAACAACTTGCTCAACAATATGCTCAAATAAGCGTAGATTTGAATACTGCTTTATCGGCAAATTCTGATGCACTTGCTAGCGCATTATCTCAACAACAAACTGCCTATCAAAAGCAATTAGATGCAGCACAAGACGCTTTGGATAAAGCCAACGCTGCTGCTTTGGCTACACTTGAAAAGGCTAATGCTGATGCCGCTGTTGCTAGAAATGACGCTTTAGCGAAATCTCAACAGGCTTTAACAGATTCACTTAATGCTGCTCAAGAAGCCTATAACAAATCAGTAGATTCTGTAACTGCTTCAACCTTAAATCAATTAGATACTCTTGAACAAAAACTATTATCGGTTTTGGCTTTACTTGCTGCTGTTGGTGGGGGTACTGGCAGTTCTAGCGCAAGCACATATCAGCCTAAAGTATCAACTTCGACTGGCGGGTCAGTAGTTTCAACAGAATATCTAAATACCTTGGCTGCATTTAACGCTAAGGAAAGAGCCGATACTGCTGCCTCTTTAGTAGTAAATCAAACAAACAACATTAACGGCTCAACCGCGCCTTCTGATATTGCTAACGCAACCACAAGTGCCATTACACTAGGACAAACACAAGGGCTTATGTCAAATCCTCTAGTAGTTAGCACACAACGATAATGCCAACAGTAACCGCGCTCAATAACTATTCCTTTGCTTGGAACGGCTTTACCTTTGGTGGCACAAATTCGCCGTATCAAATAACTGCTGCTGACGGTATTACCAACCTTCCTACAATCCGCAATCAAGACGATACTCAAGGCTTTAACGATGGTATGTTCTCAGGTCGAGATTTCTTAGGTGGCAGAACGATCACCCTCACCATTCTTACTCTTTCAGGTCAGCCAAGCGTTCCTGTTTCAACTGCCTTAGCAAGCGGTTCTACGATCACTTACACAACAACAATCGCTCACGGTTATACAACAGGTCAAGTAGTCACTATTACAGGCGTTCTTTCTAGCGGTAACCCAACGGGTACTGCGGGTGCTGGATTTAACCGCAACTCTCAGACAATCACCGTCACATCTGCGACAACATTTACTATCCCTGTGACCCTAAGCGATACCTATATTTCAGGCGGTCAAGTAGTTAATTCCACAACCTTTACAGCGCAATCAAACTTCAACCTTCTCAAAGC